GCAGATAACGGCAGCGGGGGTAGGGATGCTAGGTCTTCCTTGTTGAAGTGCAGGTCGCTGATTTTCACGTTGTAGCAGTCAATGGTGGGTGCCCATCCGTTATCCCCATCTACCACTCCGGCTTTTAGCAGTCGGGACTGTGACAGGAATGTTTGCTTTGCCATTGCCCCAAGGTACCACGCTGTGGTGCAGTCCTTGTGGACGCGGACGAAAGCATAGTAGTCACAGTTCTGGTTGGTGCCGATGGCTGCGACTGAGCAGTCGTAGTAGTTTCTTGGCGGTGAGGTAACGCATTTGGTTTTCACGTCAACGGTGGCGCCGTGTGGCATCTCTACGTCCCAGTCGTATGTGTTGTTGTGGATGGCATCGGTCAGGTGGACGAAGACCAGTTCTCCAAGGAATCCGTAGATGTTGCCTTCGCCTTGTCGAATGGAGTTGTTCAACTGGCCCATTTCGTCGGCCATCCACTGTGCAGTCTCTCGCATTTTCTGTGGGATTATGAACTCGTACATTAGTCAACCTTGTCTACTTTGACGGCTCTGATGCGGACGACCTGTCTGTCGTCCTCCCACGCTACACCATTGAGTGCATCCAAGGTGAGTTTCACGTAGTTGTCCAAGTCTCCTCGCAGCGTTGTGGCGTCGTGCGGGGATGTGTTTACAAGCAGCACGGTTGCTTCGGGGGAGTAGGCGATTGTGACCTCAACGGGGCCACCGATTTTTTCTCCCACTTGGTCTTTCCACGCCTGCGCAATGTGGTCTTCTTCCTGCAACGTGGACTTGGGGGTGAAGACCTTGCCTCCCTTGGTGTGGCGGGGGCGGGCCTTTACCTTTGGTCGGCGTTCTATGATTACGGTGTAGGCATCCATCAGGTTAGTGCAATCTTGTAGGCTCTATGTACGGTATCTTGTAGGCGTTGGTCGCCGTCTTCCCGGCTGCTGTACTTTCCTCCCCATTCTATGTCGGCTGCCCGGAGTTCTTTGAGGGTGTCTTCTTGGGTGTGTCCTTGGCGTGCCATTATGCAGGCGAGTGCCCATAAGGCTCTGGATCGGTCCCCTTTGGGTTTTTCGGGGGTGGGTATCGGTCCCCGCTCTCGTACGGTGGCCGCTGAGCCTCTCAGAGGCCCTGTGTAGGGGGTACTCCCTGTCGGGGGGGCTGGGAGAGGCTCAGGGGGCCTCCAGAGGGCGCTGACGGCCTTCCACTCATCTGTTGTCGTGCGCGTTTCGATGGCCTCCTGTACAAAGGAGTGGACGGAGACTTGGCTACAGGTCGCATCCGGGTTTACTACTTCGTTGTAGCCACCGGGGTTACGCAGGTGTCCATAGGGGAGCCGAACGCCATTCCCCCATCCACGCCCACTCAGTTTAACTTGTTTAGGATTTACTTCGATGGTGGGAGCATCAACAAGGGAACACACTCCGATAAGTCCGCGCCTCACATCCACCGCAGAAACAGCCTTGTCGAAGAACACCCACAGGTGGAACCCCTTGGACCGTGACCGCTCCACCCACGAAGCCACGCCCAGTTGATGCAGCGCCGCCTGCACGTTCCGCGCATGCACAAGGGCCTCCTCATGCCCCTCGTCCCAGTCCACGCAACCCCAGTACACCAAGAAGTCCCCACCGACGTGGAACAGGGGATACACGCCTATGGAGGGTCCCCGGTGAAGGTGGTCGTCTACGAGAACGACGAACTCCTTGTCGTCGGCGGGGAGAAACGTGCCATCGTCGGCACGCCACGGTCGGAACCCGCCGTGGTCATCGTCATCAATCGCCACCTTGCCCCCACGAAACAGGATGGCAAAGTCGCGTGATGTCTCGTCAATCCCGTCGCCTCCGAATGTTTCCACAACCGGGGCACCGTTCCCACTCCCATTTGTCTGCGGTGTCGAACTGCTTATAGTTGTGCTTTCGTATGACATACCTTTCATTCCTTTTGTCGAACTTCCAGCATGGCCTATCCGCCACTGGGAATCAACTCTTCCCAGTANGGATGCACATGNGTCCGTTCAGGGGATCAAGATAGTACGTGTGATCACCCAGCCGTGCCGTCCGCTTGTTCTTGCACACATTCAGGTTGACACTGTTCTCATGGTAGCGCACCTCCCAATCTGACAGACCGTGCCGGTCCTTCTTGCGGTACACCTCTATCACGAAGATCGCCTCCTGTTCACCACCGTACCGGCCAGCGTAGATCCCCGCAGAATACCCCGGCGTGGATGCNCCGCGTCCCGCCTGATGCACCAGCCCGATGGGTACACGCTGCGTCTTGGCCCAACGCTTCACAGCCTGAGCCTTGGAGGTCACACCAGTTGCATCGGACTCCCCTCCCGGCATCAACTCCAAGTAGTCGATCATCACGAACGACGGGTCGCACCCCCACCACTCCCGTGTCTCATCCATGGTGGCTGTCATGCTGTCCAAGTCCATCGACTCGTCCACGATAGCGACACGCGACAGTTCAGCCGTGGCTGCCTCATGCAACGCAGCAATAGTCTCCGTGTCGTTTGCCTTGATGGCCTCTTCCACCTCCGGCGACGACCGCCCCTGTAGGAGGCAGAACAGTTTCATCGCCACCAGTTCACGCGGTTCATCCATGGAGAAGATGACCACATGCGCTCCGGGGTCGTTCACCAGATTGGTGACGATCCCATTCAACAGCATCTGGGACTTGCCCGTGTGGGACCGGCCCACCACCATCAACACCTCACCCTTCCCGATACCACGGGTGGCAAGGTCGATTTCAGGGAACCCCAGATACCATCGCTCTGCCGGGTTGCGAATGAACCCGATCAGGTTGTCCACCACTGCCGTGGACAGTGACCAACGGTTTGGTTGCGAGGAGGAGGCTGCCGCCCCGCCGTCACCCTGTTGGGCAGCGGCGAGGCGACGCGCTATCTCATCCTCAGATATGAGGGTTGCCATTGTCAGGCTCGGATCTGCGCTCCGATAGCAGCCAGATCGGCAGCCGTCTTACCGGTGAACGGACAGACGAACCATCCGGGCACCAGCACTGCGCCGTCCTGCTTGGTGAGCCACAGGCCCTTGCCATCAGACCGGCGCTTGTAATCCGGTCCCTTCTTGTTGAAGTTGGCAGCCGGGTCCAGTTTCTTGGACCAGTTCGGGTCCCACCAGTCGGTCCTGTTCTCCATCAGGTGACGCCAGACCTCCTCAAGGCTGCCGCCTCCACCGGACGGGGCGGGAGCCGCAGCCGCAGCCGGGGCGGCGGGTACGGGGGCACTAGCCGCAGCCCGGGGAACGCTTTTGGCAAGCATCTGTACGGCGCCATCCTCTTCCAACGTGTATCCGACACCCAGAGCCTCGTAGTTGGAAATCTCCAACGCTGAACCCCACTGGGCGATCAGGTCGGCCACTTCCTCTTGTGACGTGTCTCCGTCTATCGCTATGGTCACCGAACACGATGCTTCCGCTGGTTCATAGTCACCCGTTTGGATCACTTGCCTACGGAACACCGTTACGGTGCTTTCTGTTTGCTTGGTTGTTGCTGTAGCCATGGGTCTACCCTTTCTCTAGTTGGTTCCATGGATCTGGTCCCGCAAACCTGCCGCGACATGAGGCCCAAGCCCCACACCACTTAGGTGCGCAATGCCATCCAGCCATGTTCAATGGCCATACCGGCAAGTCGGCGGCTATGAGTGTTCCCGCAGAGCGAGCCAGCGCAACCAGACTGGCCCACTCCGCAGGTCCTGAATCTACAAGGGTGGTGTGTACCTTCCCCTTGACGAGATATACGAACTGGAATCCCAGTGGATCAGTCAGCCCGTTGTCGGACTGGGTTGCCACCGCCCACGTATACGCTGCTGCCTGCACCGACCAACGCTTCTTCTCCCAGTCGCCGGAGGGCTTACGGCCGGGGTTCTTCCAGTCGATGATCGGCTGTGGGAAAGCCTGCACGCAGTCCACGGTTCCCCTCAACCAGATTTCCGGCTTGTGGTCTACGACGAGGGGCAGTTCAAAGCCCCATTCGACCGACACCGGGCGCACGTTCTCCCGCACCTCATCCCACCACACGCCTGCGTTGGCCTTGATGATCTCCAACGNTTCGCCCTCTTTGTGGTTCCAGCGGACGANCTCGTCCTGATGCTGNTCCCAGTATTTGGTCGCCGTCGAAANNGTCTTGGCGCGGGTGAATGGCTTCCCGGTTTCGATGACCTCGTTCAGGCATTGTTCGATGCCGTAGTGGACGGCGGTGCCGATCATGGTGGACGTGGACTGGGTGTCCTGAGAGATTCCCAGCATCGACTGGCGTGCCCGTTCCGGGCACATTGCCAGATCTCCCAGCCATGATTGGCGTAGAACTATTCGGTCTTCTGGTGGTTGCATAGTTTCATCCTAGCATAGTTGGGACAGGTGGTGGTGGATGCCCATGGCATGGCATGGCTTGTACTTCTACTTACCATGACATGCCATGGGCAGGGTAGCACATGCGGCGGCTAGGCCCCTTCGGGGCTTTCCTCGCTTCCGTCTTGGGGTTGTGTTGGGAAATAAACAACATTCCCCCCCTCTTTTTCGGAAGAATCCTCCGCCATTTCCTCTGAAACATTGTCCATTTCTGCGGCAGTTTCTTCTGGAGTTTTACCTTCTAAAGCCTCCCACCAAATGCCCATNTTTGNCATCAAACCGCCGCCCAGTTCAGACAGATTATNGGAGAAATCACCTATGCTGGCTACGAGATGTTTGAGGAGTACGGTCATTTCCGTCATCGCCCTCTCCAACTCCGATAGCCTTTCTTTTTGATTTAGTTTCTTTGACACAGCACCTCCTTGTAGGCGGGGGGCCGGGGTGAAAGGAGATAAGTCCCCGACCCCCCACGGTCTACATGTCTTTCCGCAACCTTAGCAG